CACAAAGTCCATCATACATTTCTGATGATGTATAACTTCCAACCGTCATTTGGTCACCATCAGCCTCTGATGGATAAACATATATTGAACCAATCGTAGAATTTCCAGTATAACCAACCCTATGGCATTCACTCCAAGTTCCAGAACCTTTGTATATAATTCTGTAATCTGGATGACCATCAATATAGTCGTCAATAACTTGGTTATAAGTGGCAGTTTCAATAAATATACCCCAACTTAAGAACCATCCACCGTTTCCATCAGCAAGAATATTGTATGGCGAATATCCGTAGGTGAAATATCCGCTACCACCCATTGAATCGGAATAGACCCAATTCAGTTGTGCAATTTCACTTCCAGAGCCAATTATTGTTCCGTAAGGAGGAAATCCACCTCCACCAGTTGAATGCGGGACAGATACAATCTTTCCGAATCCGCTATGGCTTATGCCAGAGGATATTGATGTACCAATCCAATGGAGGTTGACTCCCATTAGGCCGTGGCGTAGGCAATATGGACAGGGGTGGCGGCTGTGTCAGAGATACAGCGGATAATGCCGTTGTAGTTATCCAGAGAGATTGATTCATTAGGCTGAACAAGAAGGCCATCTGAGCCTGTTTCGGCAAGAATGACCTCAATAACAGCGGTGGCGTGTTGATTCTGGACAATCACGCTGACTCGTCTTTCAGGAGTAGTAGCACCAGCAAGAATGGTCGAAACAGATGTTCCGACAGACGCTTGGCTGTGCGTAAAGCCTCGCAGAAGAGGAGATGAGAACTTGAAGTGTGACATTGTGATGTTAGTAAGTATTTGTCATGTTTATTTTCCCGAACTGTCCCTGTTGACGCAGGAACTTATCGTATTCTTGCTCAAGGACTTGGTTAGCCTTGGCTTCGATAGTAGCCGCTTCCTGTATCTGTCCTTCTGAGACAAACCAGTTAGCCGCCGCACCCCAAGCAACGAAAGCGGAGAAGATGTAAGGAATCTCGACCTTGCTCCAGTATGATGGGTGTGTGTTAGGGTTTTGACCAGCAGTAGTCGATGCGACTGTGCAGGTATAGAAATTGCCAGCATGGGGCTTGCCTAGTACTGGAGTGTATGTGCCTGTTCCAGAGCCAGAATCAAAATAGACCTGTGCTCCTTGGTAGTAGACGACAGTAGGGCTGTAGAGGTCGCCTTCAAGCGAGATACAGTCCTTTCGATAAAGATACCATCCACCGCTGATACCGTTTCCAACGATTACCTTTCTGGATGTACCGCTATCGTAAATCTGATACGCCAACTGAACCGCTTTAGTGGTTTCTTGGGGGTTCTTTGAGAACACGCCAAGAATCTCATCAGCCTCATCGACAGGCGTGAATGAGACAACACCATTTGAATCCGTTGATGTCGTGAACTCGACAAGTCGGCAGATATCAGCCCATTGGTTAGATTCCCAAGCCTCACGAATCCTAGCAGAACTGAAATCACGGAACTGTGCGAAAGTCTCATTCGTGATGTTGTGTCTGTCGTTCCCAGAGTACTGGAGAGCGTCAAATAGGATTTGGGAATAGTTCGCTGTTCTCATTATGTGAGATAACCGTCACCTGTGAAAATTGCACCGTTAACGCAAGTACGCTTGGCGTAATTGGTAACGGCTGTTTCTGGGTTGTCCCGTAGGAATTCTCTTAGGAATTGATTGTCTTCCCAGCACTCGTACCCAAGACGCTGACCCCAGTAATGCCACGCTTGAATAGGAATTTGTGCTTTCAGCCGTCCAACGCCTTCGATGTTATTAGCCTCGTTAGCGTGACGAAAAACAGCGGATTGTTTCGCTGTGGTCTTGGCTTTGACTTCCTCCATCCTCCAGCCCATGATGAGTTCCCTCTCCACCCTCTTGCGAAGGTGGGAGGGGATTGCATCAGCCAGACTTTGGATTATGTCTGACACCTCAGTTATTAGGCTGTGAAGTCAAAGACTCCGAAGGCGAGGGGGTTGTAGACGCAGAGGCCAGCAACCGCTTCAATCATTCGGGCTTCACCACCACCGTTGTTCGGGAGGGCTGTGACACCAGCGACATTGCCACCGTAGCGGACTTCCACTTGGTCAAACGGGATGACATAACCAACGAAGGTCGAGCCAACGCCAGAAGTGGCCTTGAGGTAGTGCGAAGGGTGGAGGCGTAACTTACCGAAGTCGCCTTCAAACACATCGACCGAAGAGATGTAGGACGAGGAGTCCGACTCACGGTTGAGCGTACGGATGGCGGTCATCGGGGCTGTACCAGAACCCTGAGTGCTTGTGAAGACGAGGTTTGTGAAGGCTCTCTTGAGGGCTGTGCCGACCAGAGCGTCATAGTCTCTGTACTGGCCTGTCTGAGAGTAGATACCCGTGAGGACATCCTGAACGACAGACTCCGTGAGGGCGGCTGTGCCAACTGTGGAGCGATTGGCGGTAGGTGTGCAGAACTGGTCGATGACAGGAAGGACGGTGTCCTTAGAGGCAATCGGCTGGAGCCACTTGTGGAGACCACGGGTGAGATAAGGAACCGTGCCGTTGTCAGCCTGAGCACCGTTGTTGGAGCACATGGTGACTTCCATGTCACGCTTCAGGGCTTGGATACCCTTGGCGACATTGTTAGCGAGTTCATCACGGACACCAGCGACTGTCGAGATATCCTGCGTAAGAGGAGACACACGGACAGAGCGTCTGAAGATTTGGATGTAGTTGCTGAGTTCAGAGCGATAGGTCGTTGAGCCGTCCTTGACATAGTTGTCATAGGCGGTGACATCCGTACCATCGACTGTACCAGTAGCCTTAGGAGTAGGCAGAGAGTCGGCTTGCCATCTGAAAAGAGTATTTCCAGGCTTGCTTCCCTTCTTAGCCATGGATGTGAAGGGGGTGTCCTTCGCATCGACGAGGGCGATGAGGTCAGCGAGTTCTTCTCTCTTACCAGACGAGAATGAGGGTTCTGTGAGATTAGCCATATTAGTATATGAGTTTAGGGGTGATTACAGGAATCGGTTAGCGATTATAGATGATAGGTCATCTCTGTTACCTGAAACAGTAAAACGCTTCTTTGCGGCTTGCGACTGAGCATCCTTTACAGGAACTCTGGCAGGGGCGGCTGAAGGCTTCGGCTGGGATGGGGCTTTGACTGGAGTGCCAGATGTCTTAATCTTGGCTTCACGGGCTTGAACGCCACGGATATAATCTCCTACCACCATCTTATAGTCTGGGAACTTCTGGATTTCTGGAAAATGCTTGATAAAGGATTCAGCAATTTGTCTTTCTCTTGCCGACTTATCCTTCCACCAAGGGTACTCCTTCGTAGCAACCTGCTCCATCTGATTAAAACTTTGCAGGTACTGCATACGCTTAGGAAGGTGTTCCTCAAGGGCATCAAGGGCTTTTATCTTGATGTTTCGGACTTCTTCAGCGGTGTACTCGGTTTCAGAACCATCTTTTCCCGTAACTACTGCACCATCGGGATTCATCTCGCACCAGCGTCTGATTTGCTTGGCTTGTTCAACCTCACGGTTGACTTCTTCCAGCGTAGACAGGTTAGCGTAGGGATTGTCGGCAGTAGGAATCTGTGCTGGCTTGATAGCCTCTTGCGACAGTCTTTCCACTTCTTGCCTTAATCTTTCCACTTCTGCTTCAGCCTCCCTGCGTTTGGCAGAGAGTTTGTCGATGCGTTTCTTGACTCCCTTGGGCAACCCACGCTCAAATTCATCGTCTTCAGACTTGGTTTCTTCGGTTTCCTCGGAGTCTTCGACTTGATTTTGGTCGTTAGTTGTTTCGGTTTCTTGTGAATGAACATCTTCCTCAGAGGTCGCTTGAGCCTCCGAATCACCGTTTTCGTCTGCGGGTGATTCCGCACTCGATTCCTTACCACCTAGGAACGAATCGCCAATGATATCAGCGAGTTTTGATTGGTCGAAGGGAGTGGATGTGCCTTCGTTTGTCGTGGGGTTATTTGATTCCGTCCCAAGGTCGGATTGATTTTCTGTATTCATTAGATAAGGTCTAAAGTCCTATATTTTTATAGCAGGGTGTTATAGTCCCAGAACTATCAGCCAGTTACGGCTAAAATTGTCTATTAGCAAGAACTTCCTGTTTTAGATACCGCTTTCTGACGGAGAATGCTCTTCTGACGGTCTTCCTTGGTCTCTAAGGATGTCATTACGAGTATTAACTAGGATTTCTTTAAAGGCTGAGAGTGCATCGGCTCTACCACAATGCCACGCTCTATCCTCGCCCTTATTTTCCTTAGAGAGAGCATTTGCAGTTTCAGAATCAATAGAAGCATCGAGTAAGAGATGCACGGCCTTCCACAGTTCGTTGTTCTTTTCAAAGGAAAGTCCTACGATTATTTGTTGAGGGTAACTCATTGCATCTCTTGTTCTTGCTGGGCTTGGGCTTCTTCAGCGGCCTTCATCTGCTGTTGTATCTGATTACCAGCCTGTTCAGCGATAGGAGTGACTCCAGTACGACCAATCTGCTTGTTCTGCTGTTGGCTTATGGACATCTGAAGGTTCTTCATGTAGTTCTCAAGAACAGCACGGAAATGCGGGTCTGTCTGCATAGCCTGTTGAGCCTTCGGGTTCTTGCTCATAATGTCTTGTAGGTACTGCATCTTGGTAGCCGCAGACGGGTCGTTTTCGACATACTGGGCTTCGTTGCCAAGCATCATAAGTCCAAGGTCGGACTGGATGTTCTTATACAGCAACTGTGAGGCAGTACCAGTATTGATGATGAGTTCCTTAGCCTTATCTGGGTCAATAGCCTCGACAGCCGCCTTGACCAACTTGTTCTTGTCAATGACACCGCCAGCATCCAGAGGAAGCACGAACTGTGTGATAGCCTTGAGTTTTTCGATTACGAAATTAGTATCAAGTTCACGCACATCGTACTTAACTTGGAAGTCGAACATATTGCTGATGCTCGACATATTCTGAGGCAGAGGCTTACCTGTAATGCTTTCGATTTCCTCAGGTTGCATATACTGCAACATCAGCGAGAAAACCATTGAGAATGCTTCGCTCCAGACATCAAGCCAGTTATTGATAATGAACTGCTGTGTAGTCTGCGTCTTCTGAGGCATGATGTTCGGATGAGGAATTCCGAAGTATGAAGCATGATTCATTTCAACACGGTCAATAAGGTTGAACGCTGTTCCAGCATCTCCAGTAGGAGTTGGCATGAACTTATAGTCATCGGCACTTGTGACAGGCAGATGAACCCCCGGTGCAATTCTATTTATACCACCAAGTCGCTTCTTAACGAGAATAGGTGGCAGGGTTGTGAACGCTGTGCGGTCACGGATAGCATCGTGTTGAGCCTTGATTTCTTCTTGGTCTGTCTGAGCGATTTCTGGAACTCCTCTAGACTCCATAATCGCTCTGCGAGTGCGTTCTCTTCTGTAGATGACAAACGGGTATTTATTGTGGGCATAACCCAGCAAGCCATGCGAGGCATATTCTTCACTACCCGCCTGTGGGCAGAAGATAGTCTGGTATATTCCTTGGATACCGTTTTCATCGATGAGGCGTGAATAGGCATAGACGAGTTCGATAAGGTTATCCTGACGGCTGACTTGATAGTTAATTAAGGCGGCGGCTGGAAGAAGGTTAGGGTCATTGAACTGAGATTGCATTCCCATGCAATTCACGGCTTGTTCAACAAACGATTCAGACCAACCTTCCATCTTAGCCATAGCACGGAGTTCTACTTCCGTGACATAGGTTCTGCGGAACACTACTCTAGCCTTCTGAATCTCGATAGTTTCAGGAGGGAAAGAGATTTCATCATATGGCTTAAGGGCAACGATAAGAGGCTGATTCTTGGAAACGAAAGTCTCAGGAATGTTAGCATGACCGTCTTTTCTGAGTTCACGGACAGCCTTCTTAACATCTTTAGGATTGACTGTCTTAAGATACTGCATGATTAAGTCCACAGCATAGTCTTCCTGCTCTGGACTCATAATAGCGTTAGGTAAATCCTTGATTGCAATATCAGGGTTCTGTTGAACGGCTTCATTAACCATTGCAACTAAGTCATCCATACGAACAGTCTGGAATCTAGTACCCATTTCCTGCTCCCAGATAACATGGAGGCCAGCCCATCCGTATTGTGTTCCGTATTGGGCAAGTAGTTCGGCTTCCTTTCTTACTTCTGAGCGAATTCTTGATTCAAGGAGCCAAGCCATCAGCACATTGGCGGTAGCAGAGTTTTCTGAGTCTGAAAATTCAGTTCCCTTGACCTTAATCTGGCAACGGTCAAATGTGGTTACCATCATTGACACAAGGTCGTTGATAGTTCTGTCAACTAATCTGCAACGAACATCAGAAGCACCTTCAAATGGGAAAGCCCCGTCTCCGTTCATGCGGTCTTCGCTGTGCTTCTTACCGTCATCTGTCTGTCCAGCCCAACGAGCAAGACGAATGTCGTCATTTTCAGCGATATTAGCCGTATTTCCACCGTTCTGAGTAGAACGCTGATATTCTGAATAAAGATATGGAATATTCGGGGTATCGCTGGCAAAAACCAGTTCGTCCTCGTTGTTTTTATAGGATTTCATTTAAAATTTTGAGTAAATCATCACGGAAGTACCGCTTATGACCACCTTTGGTGGTAAATGTGCGTACTTGACCTTTATTGGCAAGGGACTCAAGCCTTTTTCGTCCAAAACCAGTAAATAGCATCGCTTTCTGACGAGACAAGAGGGCTGGAAAGAAGATTTCCATTAGTAACTTCCTCCACCCCATGATTGCATTGCGTCCCCACCTTGGTATATTGGATTCATAGTCATTAGGTAGCGTAGGCAGTCGATTGGGTCTTTGGTTGCACCCTTCTCGCCATCCTGCCCCGTCCACTCCTTTAGGCAGTATATTAGATTTTGACATGACTCGCTGATGTAAAGTTTTGGTTTATTTAAAGGAGATATCTCCTGATTCATGTCATAGGAGAATCCGTCATTGATGAGGGCTACCCCTTGCTCAATGCGAATACCAGCGGCTGGCTGAAAGTGCATTGGGTTCTCACCGTCATCAAGCATATCGATAAGCGTAGTGCCTCCGTCTTCTGTAACAGCCTTAGAGCCTCCTGCACGGGGGTCGATATAACGCTCCCAGATTTCTTCGCCTTTTTCTAGTTCAAGGATAAGAGCCTTGTATTCCGCAAGAGAGCGTCCAGCACCATTACGCTGGGCTGTGCCAGCCTTTCCATCTGGTTCAGCCGAAGGTAAAGCCCATTCACCATCGGACGAATCTGGGAACTCACGATAGACATACATATCTCCAGACTTATCAACTCGCATCCAAAGCATAAACCAATTTCTAGCACCAGCAGGGTCAACGACCATATAGTTCGTGCCTTCTTCTGGAACTTGCTCAGGCTTGACGACATTGACTTCTTGCGTGAATCTTGGGAACTGACTGCCGCTGATGTTATCAGCCCAACCGTACGCACGAATTTTGATTTCATAAGGTTTTTTGCCAGCCAGCGTCTTCTTAAGTTGCTCAAAAGGGTTATACGGGTTCAGTTGGCTGTGAAACCACATTACTGCGGCTGGACGGACATAGGACTTAGCCTTATACGGCATCATTCCACGGGGGACTCCGTTCACATTTATGTTATCTGGAAGCAAGGGAGATGGCTTAGATTCAAGAATCTTAGCACCGCTTACATATTCCTTAACAACGCTACTGTAACCCGTGATTGGAGTGAAAGTGACGATTAACTTACCGCTACGAGTGACGATACGATATCTCAGCGTCTCAATCCAATCCAAAGGAACTAATTCATCGCACCAGATGAGGTCAACCTCACCACCTTCGATGACATCCCGTTTCTGAGCATAGTTCATGAAGAAGCATTGGCTCTTGTTCGGAAGGATAAAGGTGTTATCGGAGAACCCATTTTTCTGAGTATACTGCACATTCTGCACCTTGTTCTTCTTGAGTTCTTTGAACTCCGAAGGTAGGTACTTATGGATGACAGGCTGTTGCATCTGGATGCTAGACTGATTTGTGGTGTGCAGACACCAGACTCTTGCATCCTTCATATTGATGAGCGTCTGGACGACTCTTTTAGCCGCCCATTCCGTTTTGGACGCTCGGTTACCACCAAGGATGAGAACTTCGTTGTTCTCCTTTAGCAACTGGTCGGCTTCTTTCCAATGTGGTAAGTCAAACCCGTGCCTATACGGGTCTAGTTTTTCAGCGAGAATCTTATCTTCCCGCAAATTGAGAATCTCAACCGCTTTTTCAGCACCTACCTTTTCCGACAACATCCTGATATCATCAGCCGTTGGCGTGATA